AAGGATGCTTCCGCTTTCGCTTCGCTGTTAATACCGCCTGCGTGGCTGTACCAACCGCTTGCAACGGCATTATACCCTTCTGCGTGGCTGTATCCGCCGCTTGCAGTAGCATTGTATCCTTCCGCATGGCTGCAATAACCGCTTGCTGTGGTGTTGTTTCCTTCTGCGTGCGAACTCTCCCCTGAAGCAGTTGTTTCTCTCCCTTCAGCGTGTGCGTATGTGCTGCTTGCTGTGGTGCTGTTCCCTTCTGCGTGAGTGCTTGGTGCTGTTGCCTTCGTGCCGTTTCCTTCAGCGTGAGCGTAAAGCGAACTTGCGATATTATTTTCATAATCGTTGAATATCTCACAGCCGATGCCGGTAGCGGTGAACTTGCCGACACTGCTGGCATCAAAAGCCGTTTTACCCACCCCATCAAGACGTTTTTCTGTCTTGCTTTTTACTTGCACAGGCATCTTGTTTATTGTGCTCGCATTCACCACTGATATTGCCGCCTCAGATGCGCTCTCTGTTGCCTCATCCGTCAGTTCCGCAAACGCACAGCTTACCTTATGTGCCCCTCTGTATTTCCATACAAGCAAAGTCGGGAAGAAAGCTATTGTGCCGTTTATATCTATCTTTCCGCCATTACCGAACAGCGTATCAAAGCACTCAATAGCAGGATTTCCGTTGAAAGAAAATTCCACACGGCGCAGTGCGATATAAATCGTGTTCACACACGTTTCAAAAGCTGTCTTACGCTCGGCGTCTGATACAGACTGCAAAAGCGGATTTTCCGGTATAAACATTGTGGCGTTTCGGGCAGCGGCATCCGGTAATGTAAGCACCGCATGATTTTTGTAAACATACGGTTCCCCATCAAAAGCAGTAGAAAAATACTTCGTCAGCGCTCTGAGGTCGAAAAACTCCGTGCCGGTACGCTCATAGCCCTCGACAGTGTAGTCTGCATCGTATACAAGCGCACCGTCAACGATTTTTTTCTTTTCCTTGAGTTTAACAATTTCGAGCTTGCCGTACCTGTTGATTCTTGCCGATGACGCCATAAGCGCACAGCACCACTCGATAAGATCACGGTACGTCTGCACGGACGAAGAAACCGTTGAATCCACTGTCAAATCATAGTTCGGATATGAACTGAAATCTGTAGTAACAAGCGTTATTCCGACATCTGCGGCAAGATCCTTTATGTGCTGCTGCACCGTCTTTTTTCCGCCCGAATACGCCGATATATCAACGTCAAACTTTGTGCTGTCGTCAAACGCCGTCAGCTTGTGGATACTGCCCTTGCGCTTTGTAAGGCTGTTATCTACCGTAAATATTCCGAGCGGAACACTTTCCCAAGTCCCATCGGCAAGCTGTATTTCGTATTTCGGCGTTATCCTTGCATTCGCATAAGTCCTTGACAAAAAGTTATTGTCATACACCGTTATATCAAGCTGATTTGTGTAGAACGTACCTATTTCAAAGGTATCACCCGATACAAGCTGTTCTTTCAGCGTGACGCTGTTGTTCACGATAATATCATCGGTTATGTTTATCGTTTCACCGTCACAGAGTTTAATTGTACCTGTAATGCGGTCTGTGCGGTTTTTATCCTTAATAGCCGCCGTGTAAGCGGCTGATACATCAAGCATAGAATCACCTCTTAATATTCGATAAAGTTTACGCTTAAATCCCACAGCGTTTCTGCGGCAGTGTCGGCGTTAAGTACCATAGTTGCGCTTCTGTCGCCGGCATACATCGTGCAGGTCTTTGTGCTTGCTGTGGTCGGGTCGAAAAATGTTGCAGAAAACGAATCGGGAGAAATAGCATTTGCTATAGCGGAAAGCTGCGACCTGTTCACCCTCCACGTTATCTGTATCTTATACACGCCCGCTCTGATACGGTTGCGGAACATCTTGCCTGTTTCGCTTCTGCCGCTGTCCTCGCTGTCAAGGTCGGAACGTTGTACAGCGTATGAGCGTGGCGAAATCGGCGTGAAGCTGCCGAATTTTATAAGTGTCTGCATATTAACTCCTTCCGTTAAGTCTGCGGTTTCTGACGGCATTATAGCGTGCTACGGTTTCACCGACCGTGTCTCCGTCTATGTCGACAGTGACGTGTATATCTGCGGATTGACCGCCTGCGCTGTCTGACATAGCAGAGCGTACAGCGTTATATATCGCTGTTTCTATGCTTGACGAGTTTGCAACTGCGGTACGGTTACCGATAGTGCCGACCATCTCAGGGCCTCTTTCATTTGCTATGAACAGATCGCCATAGTCGGGGAAACCGCCGTCGGCGTATTTCTTTAATGCTAAAAGACCTAAGCCACCCCAAGTATCCGGGCTGTTAATCTGCCCGCTTTTCAACAATCCTTCATACGCTTCCTGCGGATCGTATGTGCTGAACTGTTTTACCGCATAAAGTGCTTCGTTTGAGGTAAGCCCGTTCTTTTCAAGGGCCATATTCCACGCCTCAGAAGGATCGTATCCGGAACGCATATATTCGTTCGAATCAAGCTGAGCTTGTCCTATTGCTGTTCCGTATTTATTTGAAAGATCTATTTCCTTCAGCTCATCTGCGTGTGTCATTTCATAAAGTTCGGCACCTACACTCTGCCAGAAGTTAGACCAGTCTTTTCCGAGATCTCCGAAAAGCCCTTCAAACATACTATTTATTTTATCAAGTCCACCTCTTAGATCGCCGTTTGCAAACTTATAAATGCCCTCTCCTACGCCTTGCCAAAAATCAGACCAATCCTCGCCCAAATCGCCAAAAACTGTTTTAAAACTATCGTTTAGTGATTTTAATGCTTTATATTGTTCCTCTTCATTGCCACTGAAAATATTATAAATATCTTCACCTACGCCTTTAAAGAAGTTTACAAAATCCTCACCAAACAAATTTTGTATTCTGTCTGTCAGATTTTTAAGTCCGGTATATTTTTCATCTTCATCTCCGAAAATCAAAGACCATATATCCGAACCAATGCTTACAGCTTCGTTGAAACCGTCTTGAAAAAGCTTAAAGCCATCAGTCGTCAGCCAATGCCACACTTCTTTTAAGCTGTTATAAATACTGTCAAAACTGAAATCGAAAGATGTGCCGTTAATCTGCTCCTGCACATCACTCAGCGCATCAGCAAGGCTCTCCGCATTCTCCACATCAGTGCTCGACACCACGCTTGAAGCAAGCGTACCTGAATTGCCCGACAATCTGTTAAGCTCGTCAAAGCCTGCAAGACTGCGTTTTACGCTGTCTGTAAGATTATCTGTGCTTTCTGCAACATCATCAACACCTTTCGCCGCCTTGTTTGCCGCTTCATTTTCTTTTTTCAGCTTTTCGGAATTGTCGTCTATGCCCTCAGTGCCATTATTCGTGGCTATGCCAAGCAGTGCCAGCGCACCGACTATTATTCCTATCCAGCCCATAGTTGCTTTTAATGCGCTCGCATACGTCAACTGCTTTGGTATAAGTATGTTCAGCACGCCGGTATATGCAAGTTTAGCGGCACTCATAAGCCGTGTTGCCGCTGTTACAGCCGGTATTGCCACAGCCATACCGATAGCAATTTTCAGCATTGTCTGCTGTGCAGGTGTTGCCGCTTCGACCTTTGCCTGTATATCCGCTACAATACCACCAAGCCCTCCGACAGCTTCTGCTACCGTCATTATAACCGGCTTTAATGCATTAAGTGAGCTTGACAGCACAGGGAGGACGCTCTGAGCAAGCGGCAGGAGTGCTGTACCTGCTTCTGCGGCAAAATCCTCAAGTTCTGCCTTGAATGTCGTAAGCGCACCCGAATAGGTATCGTTTTCCTTTGCGTAGTTTCCTGCCGCATAGTCCGACTTATCAAGGAACATCTGCATAGCGGCATTGACCTTCTGCTGTGTGGTTTCAAGCTTTCCAAGCCCTTTTTCCTGTGCGTATATCTGCAGGTTCGTGTCGTTTATGGCAACACCGAGATTATCCATCATTGTGAAGTTGCCCTTAGCCATACCTGTGACCGCTTCCATTGCGCTGTCAACGGATATGCCCATAATACTCGCCACATCAGACGCTCGTTGCATAGACTGCGTTACCATATTGGCAGACTGTGCTACCGAAAAGCCCGAGCCCTGAAAGAGCGCACCCATCTTTGTAGCAGTTGCAAGATATTTGCTTTGTGAAAGTCCAAGCGAAGAAGCGGCGGTTTCTGCGGTTCTCTGAATTGTGTCGGCATAATTTTTGAAGACCGACTCCGAACCGCCTATGTTCTGCTGGAGGTCACCCGCAAGGCTGATAGCATTCTTTATCATTGCACCTATACCGAGCGCCGATAGTCCCGAAGCGAGTTTTCTGAACGTGTCCATAACGCTGTCAGAAGTTTTCTCCGATTGCTTTTTAATTTGATTAAGCTGCGTATTTATCTGCCTTATCTTACGATCAAAATCATCCTTGTTTGCACTGACTATAACGTTCAGTTCTTCTACTGTCACTTACTGTACCTGCCTTTCGTAGCCGCCGCATATTCAGCCATATTCTGCTTTGATACCTCCCAGTCCGACACAGGTATTCCCTCCGACTTATCACGTCCGTACAGCTTAGGAAATGCCTTTTCTATGCTGTGCGGATATTGCCTTGGAGCGTTGACACCGATGGCAACAAGCTGACCGATGCTATAAGCAAAGGCACACATCAAGCGTTCGTTAAGCTCGGTGTGTGCCTTGTCGTATTCATTTTTTGCCTGTATCGCCTGCGTTATTTCCCGTACCGATAAGTCCCAGAAATCTTTATGTGTTATTCCTGCCGTCAGTGCCGGGCGGTAAAGATTAGTTATCAGCTCTCCTGCACTGCTCCACTCTCTGCCTTTTCTGCGAGCGCCAGCAGTTTTTCTGCCTGCTGACGCTTGAAAAAACCCGACACCGTAAGCGTCTTGAAGAGTATCTCCGCCATATCCGAAAGGTCGCCGCCTGCGTCTATGTAATCGTCATAGATCTCCTGCGCCTTCCTGACGTCAATATTCGCCTGAAAGCGATTTAATGCGCCCCACAGATACAGCGTTACTGTTTCGAGCTTGTCAAAATCTGCCATACCCGCAACAAGCGACTTGCCTGTTTTCTTCTCGATCTCGATTGCCGATGAAGCCGAGATTTTAAGCTTGTACTCGGTATCACCGATTTTCAGTGTTTCATAGGGTAATCTGTTTTCTTCCATTTTAATATCCTCCGTTTAATTTTAAGCATAAGAAAAGCACACCCTCTCAGATGTGCTTAATAAATTTTATTTTTCAACGCAATTACAGCACTGTGTCGCTTCCGCCCGACATATGCTTGTTTATATAATTGACTATCTTGTCTGCTTCATACTTCTTATCTTTATTTACAGCCACAGCTACCGTTTTTAGCTCACCGTCGCTTGTATAATTTATTATGATAATATATTCAATCACATTCTTAGGTCGTGATGCGATAATTGCACCCGGAATACCGAACAACAGCGCACCCGCAACAGTAGACCCCACAGACGCTCCTTTGAGCTCAGAGTTTGATTTCAAAAGTGCAGACATTATTTTATCCGCATTAAGAATAGAATCGTTTTTATTGACAGTGAAAACCAATTTATCTTTAAACACAGATAATAAACATTCGCTCTCTCCTTGCGGTAATCCGTAAAGTGCTATACCGTAGCATTTTATAAGAGCACGGATTGATGTACCTCTTTTCTTTGCTTTTTTAACTTTTTTCATTCTGAATAAACCGTAAAGCAGAAATATCAAAGCCATAACAAGCATTACCGCACCGATGGCTCCTTGATTGCTGAAAAAAGCGAAAAAAGAAGCGATTAAAAGTATTGCTCCGGGTATAAAACAAACAACAGCTAATACCATAAATATTCCCTCCGTGATACTATATTTTTCTTTATAATACCACGAAGGGTTATAAATGTCAAGTTATGCCGCAGTTACGTCCTCAAGCTCTGTAAGCGGTGTGCTTCTGAGCGTGAATTTCAGTGCGGCATTGACCTCTGCCGCAGAACGCTTTACCGATACCTTCGAGCTCCACTGATAGCCCGTATTATCCGGATAAATCAGCTTGAACCACACTGTTGCGTTCGATGTCTGTAACGCTCTCAGCGTGGAATACGCCGCCGCTACGTCCGCTTCTGACACGGCAGGATTATCGTCATCATCGTTATAGAAAAACGTGAAGTCCAGATCGCCGTAGTCCTTGACACCGGGTATGTAACGCTTCGCACCGTCCGCAAGGTTCGTTACATCAACCTTTTCAGGATCACCGCCCATATCGGGAGTTGACTGCAAGCCGTACAGCGTCTTATATGTGCCTGCCTTTGTGTCGGCATACTGTAATTTCGTGCCTTTTGATAAAAGTTCCATATTGATTTTTCCTTTCTTATCAAGGGTTATAAACCCTGTGATTCAGTTCATCTATTTTTGCGGAAAACCGCATACATTTACGCTGTAATTCGCCGTCGGGCATCATCTGTCCGAATATACGTCGAAAGCCTTTCGATACCATTACAGCGCTTATCCGTGCCGACATATCGGCTACAACAGCAGGCGTGTCCGCCTTATCCCATACATCAATCTGTACCGTGATAACCGACAGCCGCTCCGCACCGTGAAGTACGGTATCGCTCTGATTTGCTATCTCACTTAACGTAATGACAGGAAAATCGGATGTGGTGTCGGGGAACTGCAATTCCACCGTGCCTATATCGGCAAGCATATCAGCAATTGTGGGTATAATATCTATCATGCCATTGCACTCCTTATTGCTCTTGCAAGCTCAACCTTGCAGGACTTGAAAACATACTCCCTGTTGCCAAGCAAAGCAGGATAAAGATACGGTTTCGGCGGTGCGCCGTTTGTTGTGTGCCAGTTGCCCTTTGCGTCCTTGTATCTCCACGACTGCATTGTATGTGGAATACCAGGTGCGCCGAGCTGACCTGTGCCGAACTCTACGAACATGGCATATTCAATGTTTGTACCGACCGCCCAGACCTTAGGCTCAAGGTGTTCTGTAGAGATACTGCCTTTCAGCCTTCCTGTATCATACGGGCAGTTTACCTTTGCGTCACGCTTTATCTTCTGAACGCCCTTACCTATGCCCTTGTCTATTGCCGCATCTACGCTTCCGCCGAGCCGTCTGAGCTTTGCCATTAAACTTTCAAGTCCTTCGATTGATACTTCCATGCTTATGTCCTTTCTGCCGTTGCACTATCGTGCATAGTGTAATGTGCAACGGAGAGTATCTTATGATCTGCTCCGTCACACCTTACTATATCTCCGACTTTAAGCGTGTCTTTATCCGTTGTTGCTATCGTCAGCATACCGTGTATTCTCTCGCCGTACAGCTCGACAGAAACACTGTCGGTTACCGGCTTTACAACAGCGGATATTGTCGCTGCCTGTTTAAGCTCCGATACCGTTCCCACATAGTCGCTCTTCTTTGATACCTTGCGATACACCGCAAGCGTTCTTGTATCAACCGTCATCATTCGCACGGATAACACCGACCTTTCTGGGATAATTCTGTAATCGTTTCTGCATATCGGGCGGCAGATCGGATATAAAGGAACGGGAAATACCGCCCTCGCTGCGAGCGGTTTCTCCCTCTGCTCCCTGTCTGTTATAGGCTATAACCGCAAGTTCTGTCTGCACACTAACAAGCCTTGCGGGAAGTTCATCTCTGCCGATAACGTCAAGGATAGTGTCCTCTGCACTGTCAAGAAGCACGGCAAGCAGTCCGTCCTGCTTTTCATCGAAAATGCCAAGACGGATTTTAAGCGTTTCCAGTGCTGTCATTGCGTTTCACCTTACGATGTTGACTTAGGCAGTATCTTAATGCCGGTCAGCACACCTGCTTTTTTGGTGTTCTTGAGCGCAACACCGGCGATAAGCTCAACATCACCTTTCTTTACCGCTCCGGGAGCTGTAAGGTCGGGCATATAAGAGGATATTACCTTTGTACCTGTAGGCGAAATACCGTGAAAAGCGTCAAGACCTATCTTTATTGCGTAAATATCCGTTGTACCGTAAGCGGTAGTTGAAGGCGTTGTTGTGTCAACAATATCTACCGAAGCCGTACCGTTGTAATATTCGCCACAGTCAAGCAGTGCTATGCCGTTGTAGTATTCAACAGGAGTGCCGAATGAATCTTCGTTTCTGCTGTAATAGCCTGCTCTCCTTGCACACGCTCTGAGTTTTGCCAGCATTTTTCCGTTCATAAGGAGCATATCGGGCTTGCCGTCAAGCAGTGAAAGGAAGCTGTCAAGCTCATCAAGGAACGCATTATAGTTAGTGTCGGTAAGCGCCGATGTTGAAAGGTCCGCCGTTGACGTTACCTTTGTGTCTGCTGTTGAAAGTATCTTCTTTAATCCGTCAAACGTGCCTGTTACATAGCCTGCGCCCGAAGCGGCAGATGTGCCGTTAATAACAAGGTTCGTAAAATAGTTGGACGTTGCCTTTATCTTCTGCTCTGCCTGGAATGCGAGTTCATCAACTGCGCCGCTTGTGTTGGCTATAACTCTGTCAACCTCAAACGAACCGCCCATGATTACCGCTTCCGTCGTTTTCTTTTCTCTCTTTGCTTCGCTTGCCGTGTACTCACTGTTTATGGTACGCACCGAAGCGGTAGCAGGTGTTTTTAGCTGTACATATCCGTATGACAGTGTTGAACCGTTAGTGCCGGGTGAAATTGAATTGTCAAATACAAGTCTGTCAAGGAGAAGGCTTGAACGTCTGAATGTGTCGATTACCTGCTGATCCACCTTATCAGCCATACCGACTTTTGCTTCTGCAAGTGTGATTGCCATAATTTTTTACCTCTTTCTGATTATTTCCCTGCCTGCTTCATTCTCAGGGCTTCGGCAAGAGAGGCAGGTTCAGTTTTGCCCTTGCCCGATGCGCCTATTTTCGGCGGATTGCCCTTCATTCTTTCGTTGACCGCACATTCAACGGCTTCAGCAAATGCCTTGCTGACCGTTTCAATGCTTGTCTTGCATTCATCCGCACCGGTATAGTCAAGCACAGCGGCAAGCCCTACAGGAAGTCCCTTATCCGCAAGCTGTACCTTAGCTTCCGCCATAAGCTCACGCCTTGTAACCTCCGCCTCACGCTTTGCAAGCTTTTCCTCAGTCTGCTTACGCTGGTACTCGGCTTTCTGCTCTGCGTTCATTTTTTCGAGTTTCTTCGCCTCCGAGAGTTTCTCGTCTGCGTCCTTCTGCCACTTTGTTTTTGCTGTTTCCAGTGCCTTGCTTACACGCTTGTCAAACTCAGACTGCATATCCTTGTCCTTTAACATATCGTCAAAGGTTGGCTTCTGCGATGCGTTATCCTGAGCGTCACCGCCGTTATCGGCCGTCTGATTGCCGGGAACGTTTGCATCTGCGCCGCCGTCCCCCTCGCCCTCTGCGAAGTGCTGTAAGCCGATGAAAATTCTTCTGTTGTTCATGTTTCTGTCCTTTCTCCGCCCACTGCGTTCATTGCCCACAACGTTCGGAATAATTTGTTTTTGGGTATAAAAATACCGCTCCTTTCGGGGCGGTAAAATTATTAAGTTTTGTGCAATCAATTGCACACGGGTATAAGAAAACCGCTCACTGCTGTGGGCGGTTCATCAATGACAAAACGGAGTATCTCCGATTTCTCTTTTGTCTATCTCTATAAGTTTATGACGAATACTTTCTTTTTCTTCTTCAGTTAAAGTTTTGTCATTATGAAGTTTATTCATAAGATTCGCTTCTTCCTCGGTTAAATGCCTCATCATACCTATCATCTCCTTAATTCTTTTAATATGCTTTCTGATATATCTTTCAGATTCTTTGACGAAAAACATTCTGCGATAATCTCAGAGTAATTGTGACAATCATATCCTAATTGAGCATATTCGCTTATTTCTTTACTGAGCGTATCTCCCAAATTATTGCTATGAAGAAAGTCATAGATTTTTCCATCTATACTTATCTTAGTTTTATTATACTCCATATTTTCTGAAATTGCAAGGGATTTCACGCAGTCCTCATAATATTTATGCCCAAGTTCATGCAAAATCGGAGCCAATTCTGTATTATTAGCAAAATACCCCGCTTTTTCATTTACAAAGTCTAAAATCTTACCGGATGTGTTATATTTGCTGTTCAGATACAATATGCCTGTTTCTTTATCGTATCCGCCTATTGCCTGAACATTTAAACCGCACTTATCAAAATCTACGACAGCAACTTTGGGCATTACATAGCCTTCCGGTAACATTTTCTTAACGGCTTTTAAATTCTTTTCTGCAAGCCTTACAGCTTTATTCCTGCGATTAGCGTTATCTGTTACCATATCAAATTGGCTATTGGTGACTTTTTTCACTTCAATATTTTTGATTCCATCGGACGTGCTAAAGGAAATAGGCGTACTATCAGAATAATCAGGTCTGAATGATTTTGACATATAATCAACACCATCCCCCGCAAACCTCATCGGTTTATCCGCCTTGACTTTACCCGCACTTCCTGCAACGTACCGCCACTTGCCGTCCTCGCCCTGCTGTAAGTTCCGCTCCCACTCGTCAAAGTCAACATCTGCGCCTATCTCATCGCCCAGTTCGGCAAGCTCTTTGTCGAGATCCTCCTCGCTCGGCAGAACAGGGAGCGTTGTAGAACGGCAGAACGGGTGCATAGGCGGAAGATTTACACCTGCCTGTGCGCTGTTACGCTTGAACACCTTACCGTCAAGTTCACGGCATAGATCACTTGTGCGGCTGTCAAGGCAGGCGGAAAACTCGTATTCGTCAATGTCAAGCTCCTTGTAGCCGTACAGCTCCGCCATATTCGCAACGCAGGTAGTTTCCGTCCGGACAAGCCTGCGTGCCTCGAAAGCGCCGACACCGCAACGGTTCATTATATCGTCCGCCATATGCTGCTCGGACTTTCCTGCCATAATGCCCACAAGCATATCGTGTTTTAGCCCGTCTGCAAGTGCGTTTGTGTTATCCCAGACACGTTCGGAGAACATTTGTCCGCTCCAGTTGGTAGACAGAATAGCTTTCACACGGCTTTCGGGAATTAAATCAAAAGCCGCACGGTAATCCGCACCCTTCGTCACATCGAAAACCGTCTGCATATACGCACTCTGAATTATATCGCCCAGATGCTCTGCATCAACGCCTATTTCGGCGTTTGCAAGGCGTGAGCACATATCACTTATCTTGCTGTCAAGATCATTCAACCGCCCTATTCTGTGGGCGTATGCAGGCGAAGACAACAGCGTTTCAAGCTCCTGCTTCCTCTGCTCATCGTTGCAGGTAGCAAGAGCGGTCTTCATCTGTTCAAACATAGACTTGCCCGGTGCGTTTTTGAGCATTGTTTCGGCTTCGGCAATACTCAGTTCAAACTTATCTGTAAAGGCGTTAAAAACGTCATTCGCTTCCCCTTGCAGATACCGTGCTGTTGCGTAATAAGCCTTGCCGAGCGTATCGGCGGTGCTTTCCGCTTTTGCCGTGTAGCTTACCATTCGTCCTGCGGCTCTGTCCTCCCAATATTTCTTACTCTGATTCTTCATTGCTTTCGCCTCTTGCAAGCGGTGTGTTCATAAACATCTGCTGCTGTGCCGCTATAGCGTCCTGCTTCTGCTGTCGGAGTTCTTCTGCGGCACTCTGAGGATCTTTAACAAACGGCAGGAGCGAGAGCAGCGTTTCCTGCGGTACTTTACCGTCAAGCGTTGCCACCACCTGGGATAATTCAAGCTCATTTTGAGGAAGTGAACGTGTAAAGGTTATGTCTATCAGCTTCGGGTCGATATGACCGCCTTTTATACTGATTATGTTGGAAAGGCACTCAAGGCGGTAACGTAAGCCTTCTGCGAAATACCGCTCTTTCGTCTTGGTAATCTGCTCAAGGTTAAGAAGCTTATACTTCATAGCAACACCCGAAGCATTCCCTGCAAAATTGTCGTCCGACATATCGGGCACGCCCGAAATCTTGTGAATATCGGTAACAATACTCTTTCTCAGCACTTCCACACTTGCTTCATCAAACTGCCGTGTCAGAAAGCCTATTTCGCCGTCCTGCGACAACTCTACGACCCTGTTGCGCTGAATATCGCTGTAGGTTTCAGCCTTCTCGTCGTCGGTTTCGCCGAGTATCTGACCTTTAATGTACATCAGGCTGTCAACGAACTGCTCCTTGTCGTTAACCCGGTCTGACTGCAACGTGTTATATGCGTCAATAAGGCTTATGACCTGCTCAAAATCGCCCTGTCGCTGACCGTCATTATAAATCTCATTCAGCGGCACTTTGCCGAAATAGTGCGGTATTATCTCGCCCTCCGATTTAAGTCCGAAGTTGCTTGTAAGCTCAAAGTCCTGCGTTATCGTATCGGTCATAAGCTGACACTTGAAGCACTCAGGCGTACTGTTGCCCGGCTCGAAAACCGGATAGTAATACACCGCAAATACGGGATTTTGCTCCACAGTATCATCATAAACGACAAATGCGGACAGCGGAGTGATACGGGCGAACTTCGGGCGGCTGTCAGCGTCCATATAGATAAGTTCGTAGGCTCTGCCGAATATTGCGGCATCGAGTGCAAGATCTGCGTCCTGCGTACTGCTGTCGGCATAAGAAAGGCAGTCGGTTATTGCCGTAATATCCGTATCATCTTTACCGCTGTAAGAAACAGGAGTAGCTATCAGATACGAAGATGTAAACTTTGCGATATATGCGGCGTGGTTTATCATAACACGGTTGTTGCACAGCATATCGTCACTTTTATGTCTGTCGCAGATGTGCTGTCTGCCGCAGTAGTAATTATCCAGCATCGTAAGGCGTGGCATTTCGTACTTATCGTGCTTTTCTATGTAATCACATGCTACTTTCGGCGTTATCATCTCCGCCGTTTTGTCCGTTGTGAAAATCGGTGATGTTATCATAAAATCTCCTTAATAAATGCCTAATTTCCGCTTGCTGAGCGTTGATTTCACTATCTTCCTGCCGATATAGTCCTCAAGGGCATAACGGATAGCGTCTATTGTGTGATTGTTCTTGTCGGGGAAGTCCGCTTTCAGTTCTCCCCTGCTGTCACGATCAAGCTCATATTCGTTGAACTCACGGGCGGCATTCGGGCAACGTGTACCGTCAATAACGATTTCTTCAAGGTTCTGAAGCCACGTTATACCGTGCTCGACGCTTCCCGGACCTTTGACTGCCGTTCGTATGTGAAAACCCCTGTCCCGAAGTTCATCGTTTGAGCGTGGCTCGGCAGACTCGGCAATGATTGTACCGTTCTGCGTGTTCTCCTTGCGGATTGCATTTGCAATAACGTCATACTTTGCGGCGCACCTGAAAAATTCGTAAAAAATAAACAGCCTATTTCGCTTGCTGTCGAAATGAGCTGTTATATATACAAACGGGTCTGCGCCGTAGCCCCAGTCTATACCACGCTTGATATGATCGAATGACTTTATTTCCTCGTCCGTGATAGGACGGATAACAACGTTTGTGAACACCTCTGCGCCTGTTCCCGTAACCTCTCCGAGATATTCATGCCTGTACTGCTCCGGCTTTGTCTGCTCAAGGTGCTTTGCTTCAATCAAAAACTGTTCTCCGAGCCATTCTGCCGGCACAGAACGATAGTCGCTGTGATGCACTATCTTGTCCGAGCGAGGAACAAGCACCTCGCTGTTTATCCAGTTTCTTTGGCTTTTCGGCGGATTGAACGTGTAAAAAACGGTGTATGTCGCACCGCCTCTGAGCAGGGATTGATTGATGGTGCGTATTTCTTCCATACCGCCGAACTCGTCTGCTTCTTCGTACCACACATAGCGGATATAGCCCTTTCTGACTTTGGTAGATTTCAGCTTTTTCGGCTTGTCTGCGCCACGAAATAAAATACGCTGTCCTGTCGGCGTGTAGACAAGCTCAAGCGGTGACTGCCTGCACTGCCATAAGTGCGACACGCCGAGCCTTTCTATTGCCCACAGGAGCTGTTCATACACGCTGTCTTTCAGATATAGGCCGACTTTTCGGATAACGACCGCATTCGCCATAGGATCTTTCATCATACCGAGCGGTATCTCTGTTGATGCAAAAGATGATTTTGTCGAGCCTCGTCCGCCTTTGAGCCAGTAATGCGTGTACCTGTCTGCCTTTATATCCTTGTGCAGATCGTAGAACGAGGGCGCTATAATGTCGCTGAGCTTAACAGTCGTCAACTATCTTCACTCCCACATCCCCGTCAATGCTGACCTTCTGCGTGTACTCCCCCGTCATCTTATTCAGCGTGTCTATAGCTCTGATACGGTCCGACAGCTCGTTCTGTTTATCCTTAGCTATATCGGAAAGTATCGCCTGACGTTCACGGGCGGTCATTATGCGTGCGGTCTGGGCGGCTTCGGTTAATTCACGGATATAGTCCGCTATGTTAGTATTTTTTAGTAATTTGTCAGCGTTCTGACCTGCGTATTTCTCGCTGTATCCTGCCTGTATCGCACTCTGGGCGGCGTTACCGCACTGAGCGTAGTATTCGGCGAATTTCTTCTGTCTTTCGGTCATTGGCGGTACACCGTCCTTTCTTTTGGGTGTAAAAAAAATAGCGATTGAAGCGAACTCCAACCACACTAGATTTATATGCAACTATTGACAATTTATGTAACCTATGCTATACTAGTGTAGAAATAATATAGAAAGGTGTATCTAATGCCAAAATTGAAATACTGTATAAACGCTGAATATAACTTAAACGATCTTACAGAGAAAGAATCAAATTATATTCATAATAGGCTTCTTAAGCAAATCGAATGGTACGACCAAAAATCGTGCAAATGCCAAAAATTTTATAAAAGAATTATAATTATTACATTTTCACTTTCGTCATTGTTGCCTGTTATCTTACTGTTTAGCGGCTCCTGTGAAAGTAAAACCGATCCTGTCAAAGTAATTGCTGCTTCAATAAGTTCCATTATCACAATTTTAAATTTCATATTGTCTATCTGTATGTATAAAGAATTGTGGGTTAAATACAGAAGTCAATGTGAAAGGTTAAAAAGTTTTTTACATGTCTATTTATGCCAAGTCAACCACTCAGACGAAGAATTTTATAAATTCGTTTCAACATGTGAAAATGAATTTGTAAATGAGTTTACTTCTTGGAAAACAGACAATCTAAAAGATCACTCATCTACTTCTTCATAAGTTTTTTCAAAAATGTCGGGCTTACAAGGGTATTTTTCTCCATTTACCCCTGTTACAATATAATCGCCCACTCTTGCAATCATATCTCCTTCTAACGTGTGAATCGTAATCTCAACATCTGTTTGATATGCTTCCACGATTACAGGCTTTTTTTTGTATTTTTTTATTTTCATAAGTTAACTCCTAATCAGAAAGGTTGTGTTTTTATGCCAGAATTAAAAAATTATGACTTATTTATAAGTCACGCTTGGAAGTATGGCGCTGATTATGATCGCCTTGTCGATTTGCTCGATGGTGCCAATAACTTCAAATACCGTAATTATTCTGCGCCAAGTGACTCTCCTCTAAAGAATCTCGATGGTTCAGATGTATCAGATGAAACCGAAATTAGAAAAGCTATCGAAAGGAAAATTTCTCCTGTTAACATAGTATTAGTAATTTCGGGTATGTATTACAACAACAGAGACTGGATGCAAGAAGAAATAGACATCGCAAAAGAAAAAGGCAAACCTATCATTGCTGTAAAACCCTGGGGAAATGCTATTACTCCAAGTGAGGTTAAGAATGCGGCTAAAGAAGTTGTCAGCTGGAATACAGATAGTATTGTCTCTGCCATAAGAAAATATTCGATTTAATTATGCCATAATGATTGCAAGAAGTCAATAAGATAGCCGGTAGAAAATGCCGGCTATCTTTCTTTTTTTACGTTTTCTTATTCTTTTTCATTCTAATTTTAACATTCTTAAAACGAACAAAACGAACAACATTAACCTAAATATCGATTTATTCGCATTCTCACACTGTAGGGTGTGTTATCTCCGCCGATTTCTACCGCAGTTCTCACCATTGTATAGCCTTGTATGTACCTGTAGTAGAACATATCCCTTGTCTGATTGTCCGCAATATTGCCGATGAAGCGTTCTACTTCTGCTTTCTGTGCTTTAAGTTCGGACAGTCTTCTTTTCTTGGCAAGGTGTGTATCGTTATCCGGAACACCGGAAATCGTGACGCTATGTTTGACATAGGGGTACTCGCTCTGCGAACCCTGCGTGCTGTCGGTTACTGCCGCTTCGTTCAACTCTGATTCAAGCTGCTTGATACACTTGCAGGTGTAACGGTAATCTTTAAGTTTCTGCTTTGTCATTCTATCACTCCCCATAGTATCCGAAATCGTACAAATCATCCTCACGCACAATTTTTAACTCACCATTTCTTGCCTCTACAGCCCACAGCTGAGGATAATCTTCCGTCACAAGAGCTGTGACAAGAGTAACACTGCCATACCTATTGTGGCTGGCAACGCAACCGGGTCTCATTTCGCACTCGTAAAAACTACTCATTTAAATTTCTCCTTTCAACTTCTGTATTCTCGCTTTAAGCACTCTCATAACTGTCTCATGTGTATCGGTTCTGTCCTTGATTGTCGCCATAACGTCCTCGTCAACACAGCCCTGAACAACCAGATACGCCACATAAACCTTATCATACGGCGAGCCCTGACGCCATAACCGGCACTTGCCCTGATCGTTAAGCTCAAAGCTCCAATTAGGCGTGAACCAGACAATGTGCCGCCCGCCTGCCTGGAGATTAAGTCCGTAGGCACAGCTTGACGGATGTACAAGCAAAACATCAATCTTGCCTGCATTCCACAGATCTTCGTCATCAGGTCCGTTATATACCCTCACGTTAAGCTTTGTCTTTGCAAGTGCCTGAAGAATACGCTCCTTGTCATGCTGAAATCCGTAAAAGGTTATGCACGGTTCGCCGTTAAGGCGTTCTATGTACTCCATATATGCGTCTATCTTGCAATCGTGAAGCTTGACAACTTTGTGATCATTATCATAAATAGCCCCACTGCAAAACTGAAGCAGCTTTCCCGTAAGCACACCTGCCGATTGTGCTGTTATCGTGTTTTCGTCTATCTGAAGCAGTAAATCTCTCTCGAACTGTGCGTATTCCTTTTTGACCTTATCGTCAAGTATAACCGGGACTTCATGCTCGATACACTGCGGCAGCTCCAGATAATCCTCTGCTTTCATACTGATGCAGATATCGCTTATGGCTTTCAGTACGGCAGGCTCTGCGTCGTCTTTAGGTTTGTAATCCGTAAAATGCCCGCCGTGCGTATTTGCTATGAAATAACGCTCTCTGAACTGCGTGATGTTTTTTCCGAGCCTCGCCCCTTGATCAAGAAGATATATCTGCGCCCACAGATCCATAAGTCCCTTTGATGAAGGTGTTCCTGTAAGCAGTATAACCTTTTTGCACAGCGGACGTATAAGTTTCATTGCTTTAAACCGCTTACTGCTGCTGTTCTTGAAACTTGTACTTTCGTCAAGCACAACCATATCAAACGGCCAGTCCTGCCGGTAATACTCGACAAGCCAGGGGACGTTCTCACGATTGATAACATACACATCACCGGGGGTATTAAGAGCTCGTACACGTTTGGCCAGAGAGCCAAGAACCGTAACTACTCTGAGATGCTTCAAGTGATCCCACTTGCCTGCCTCTTTACTCCAGGTACCCTCGGCAACTTTTTTCGGGGCCACCACAAGCGCCTTGCCGATACTCCAGTGATAATATTTCAGAGTGTTTATCGCCGACAGAGTGATTGAGGTTTTACCAAGCCCAGGACGTAAAAACAAGCCTATCGCAGGATCTTTTACTATCCTGTCAATGCAATATGCCTGATAATTGTGCGGTTTATATATCATTTCTTTTCAGCTCCTCTATCAGGCGGTCAACCTTTTCTTTTGAATCGACCGCTCTGAACACTTTTACGCCTGTTGCTTCAAGAAGATCGCAGACATAAGTCTGTAAGGCTCTCAGCTTTTTCTGCGGTGCTTTAAGCTCCGCCAGAACTATTTTTCCTCCGGGAAGAAATATGATTCTGTCAGGCACCCCGTTAAACCCCGGTGATACAAACTTCAGTGCCATACCATCGCATTCCTGCTTAATTCTGGATACGAGATATTTTTCAATATTACTTTCAAGCAATTTTAATTCCTCTTTTTTCCTTTTTGATTGTAACAATTTCAGCATTTTTCCTATACGCGTGTGCATACAGGCGGATTAGAACGTATATATACCCTCTAATCCTCTATTTACACTACTCTATATAGAATAATTGTTGTAATTGTTACATTTTAAGATTTTTCGCTTAACCCTGCGGTTTATAGCGTAACAGTTCTCGTAACAATTGCTTTTTTAATTGTTACAAATTGTTACAAACGTTTGTAACGTTTTTGACCGAAAACCTATTTTGTTTCGTGTTTGTTACGGCAAATTGTTACGTTTTTCTGAATCCTCTGACTACGCCATAAGGTCCTTGACGTATAGGATTTTCCGTCCTTTTCCATTCGGGCATCATAGCTACGATAGCATTAAGCTCACGGGTGTCTGTATTTTTCATATCTTTGATGTTCCCGCCTAAAGCCTCGCACCATATCTCGGCGGCGCATACGCTTCTGCGCTCCACAAGCGTCAGATTTTCTGCCCCGGTAACTGCACCGCCCCAGTACATTCTTCTACGGTCAAGCGGCCACTTCTGCCAATCGCTCGGTATCTGTTTTTCTACGAAAGCACGCACTATACTTTCTCTGCTTGATACTTCTCTGTGTTCTTCCTGCTTGTCCTTAGCGACGCTTTCTATTTCACCGCTGAGATACAACGGTTCTCCGCCTTGCCATCTTACCAGAGCCTCCGCCCATATCATGTCTATTTCGTTGTCAAGATCGTGCCATACGCTCTTCACAGCCTTTTGTTCTCCCGTGTCAACGGGCCAGAAGCGGCGGTTTCCCGTTGTATCCCGTAAGAACTCAGTATTATTGGTAGTACCGAAGAATATGCACGACCTGGGCAGTTCCTTGACATTTCTTCCGTAAGCCGCTCGAAAGCGGTCTGCCCGTAAGCTGAGAAATTGCTTGATTCTGCTTACATCTGACTGTCTGAATGCGTCAAGCTCGCTTATTTCAACGAGCCATACGCCCTGAAGAAGCTCGCTTGCTTCTTTGCCCTCAAACGTCCTTATGCTGTCATTGAACCACCCTCGGCTCATTTTATCAAGTAAAGTTGATTTTCCTATGCCCTGAGAACCCGTCAGGATAAGCATATTATCAAACTTACAACCGGGCGTCATTGCTCTGGCAACAGCGGCCGTGAATGCCTTACGGGTAACAGCCCTGTTGTACGGGTTGTCCTGCGCGCCCAGATAATCAATGAAAACCGTATCAAGACGGGGCACTCCGTCCCATTTACCGTTAAGCCCCGTAAGATAGTTTTTTACAAGATTGAATGCGTGTGCGTGTGAATGGAGCGATAACGCCCCGTCTATCTTTCCGTTGCCGGTGATTTTATATACACGTTCGAGATACCAATACAGCCCAGCTATATCATTATCGTCCCACAGCCTGCGTTTATTGTTCTTGTCCCACGGTAACGCCGCCAGCACCTCGCCCCTGCCTGCAAATTCATTCAAAGCAAACTTTCCTTTAAGCAAAGGATCGTGCTCAAGTATTATTTTCACATTATCTATAGTAGAGCGTATTGCGCCCGTCTGCGTGCTTTTCTCAAGCAACTGCATCCAGTTTTCATCTTCAACACAATCAGCTGTACCGCTTACACTCTCAAAATCTTTTACCGCCGAATCATACCGTTCTTTACTGAGCAGTGCCGAAACTTCATTTATTCCGCACGCAAATTCGCACATTGCACTGAATGAAGGCAGTCTGTTTGTCGGAGTACCTATTGAAGCCTCGTCATCTTTATCCGCAAACTTGTGCAGCCGTACAAGGTCGAAAGCATTTACAAGCCTGCCGCTGCACGGATCTGTAGCATGATGGCTGTATAAATACTTGCCGTTTTCGTAGACAACAGCGCCGCCGGTGGTTGATCCGCCAAGATAGGTGAAACGTTCTGAAGAATCATCAACCGACTCGTATATTCCCGGTAACAATTCTGACATTGCACGATATACATCGTAAGTACGGCAGAAAGCGCCGACAACGCCATTCTTAGCATCAGGATCACCCTGCTTTACAGCCAGCTTCTTAACAGCCTGCTGCCCCGGCATGCTCGGCCAGGTCGAGACATCTCTCCAGTCGGCATATAAGGCCAAAATACCGTCGGCGCAAGTGAAAGGCTTATCGCCTACTATATACACATATTCTCCGTCTGAGCAACAGCTCGGCCAGTACATTAAGCGGCAGGCTTCAAAAGTAGACGGATCAGCAAATTCGATACCTATATACTCAGCAAGTTTTCGTGCTATAGGCTCATACTCATCGGCAGTGACAGTGCGATCAAGTGGAAGTATTACACGCAGTCTCGGTGCGGAAGGCTGATGCTTTCTTGTGCTGTAAACGCAGTATCCGCAGCCGAGAGCTTCAACTCTCCGCAGAATATCATCTTTATATCCTGCCGGAATACTGTCAAGGTCGAGGGTAACTATGTCTCTGCCAATAACGTTATTTGCCTTACGCCTGGTTCCGTTAAGAGTACCGCCAACATATCCGCCGACATCTTTAAGATCATCCTGCTGAGCCTTTTTCATATTCATATAATCAGCAAGCGTTTCCGTGCTTCTTGCCGGGATTTTCAATTTCTCCCACAGTTCCGACAGCATAAGTGTCTGTGCTTTCCACACAGTCGCTTTTCTGCTTGACCCGCAGGAAATAGTTATTTTTCGGTCAAATAACATAAACTGTTCTCTTAATCCTTTCTGAAGAAGTCGCCGACCCAACCGTCAGCGCCAAGAGGTAATCCCGGTGCCCACGGTATAGGTTCGGTCATTATTCTTATAACATCTTCAAGGCTTGCCGTATCTTTACGACAATCGATTACTACTTCGTCATGAATGTGAAACACAACAGGAAGTCCGGCTTCTTCCAGGCGTGTTATTGCTCCGGCGAGACAATCTCGTGCTATAGCCTGAACACAATTCTCAACGAGCTTTCCGCCGTATGTTTCGAGCCGTTTCCACTTTTTTGTTTTCTGATCCATACCCATATAAGCAATCGACGGCGATCCCCACTGATTCTCATAGATCTGAGGAGATATATAATAGAGCTTTCTGCCACTCGGTAGAGTAATTGTCAGACTGTCTGTATTCAAGGCGGCGTTGTATTCTTTGGAAACTATAATGTTACGCACACCGACAGCTCCGCCGTTCGTGACCGCCTGAACCGCTGCATTATCCACGGCATACCATAAGTCTCTTATACGTCTGTTGGCATCTCGCCACCGATGCACTATATCGGGCAGGTCACTTTCAGGTATACCCATATTAAGTGCGCCCATAGTAATAAGTGCAGAAGTACCGCCCTGATAGCCGAGAGCAAGCTCTGCTACCTTGCCTTTCTGACGCAAAGCATATTCCGGATTGCCCTTTTTTATAAGCTCAATCGGAACGCCGAACATCTGTGAAGCAGACGCTTCATAGATTTTTCCGTGAGTGCGGAATACCTCAAGCCGCCATTCTTCGCCGGCGAGCCATGATATAACACGGGCTTCAATGGCCGAGAAATCAGCATCTATAAGAACATTACCCTCTGCGGCAACAAAAGCGGTCCGTATGAGTTGTGAAAGCGTGTCCGGAACACTTCCGTAAACAAATCTGAGAGCGTCTGCTTTTCTGTCTTTAACAAGAGTTCTTGCAAACGGCAAAGGCTCAATATAAGTTCTCGGCAGGTTCTGCACCTGTACAAGACGACCCGCCCACCTTCCTGTTCTGTTCGCTCCGTAGAATTGCAAAAGCCCTCGTACTCTGTTATCACGACAAACCGCTTTTTCTATAGCGTTGTATTTTTTAGTGCTTGTCTTGCCGAGTTCCTGACGTATTTCGAGCATACGCTGTACTTCGGCACTGTTATCATTCGCCGTCAGCATTTTTGCTACGGTGTCCTTGCGTAAAGATTCTATTTCTTCACCTGTTTCGTTTTCCAGCCACCCTTGCAACTGTGCAACGCTGTTCGGATTATCAAGGCCGGTTATCTTCACGGCTTCTTCTATCAGTGCATTTCGTGTGGTGCTTCCTATTTCAAGCGCACCGTTTACAAAATCCATGTCTACCGCAACTCCTCTGTGGTTTATCTCGAGATCAGTTTCCCATTCTCTCTGAACGAAGTCAGGGACCGTGACGGCTGATAATCTGCGTTCTATTTCTATTTCGGCTTCTACATCTCTGCGGTTATATTCTTTAAACAGCTTCCATTTTTCAAGGTCGTGTGACGGCATATTTCTTGTGCGCATACCGTTTGCCTTTGTTGCTTTACACGGGCAACAAAAATATCTGATAAGGGCCTTTCCGGTGTTAAGTTTGCGCCTGTCTTCAGGAAGCCCTAAAGCTCTGCCGGTTGCATCAAGACCTTTTGTATAACCGGCATACAATCCGTGCAACATTGTGCACCGCCACTGCTCAAGCGGAAGCGCCTTACCGAAATACTTTGATAGGCACCCCCACTCAAAAGCGGCATTATATGCGTGTTTTATGCAATCGGGAGAGAAAACCGCCGCTGTTATCTCGGGCGGTATTGTCTCTCCCTGCGCAAGATCTATTACCGTAACAGGCGCACCATTTAAAGAGTATGCGAATAACAGGATTTCAAAGTCAGGGCTTTCTATGTATTTAAAAGCCCCCGTTTCTCCGATAGGTTCGCTTGAAAATGTTTCAAGGTCAATGTTTAAGTGGTGCATTTAGCCTCCTTTATCAGAAAGGAAGCCCTGTTATAGGATTGACACCCGTCGGCTGAACAGGCGCTACAGGCTGCTGATACACAGGCGTACCCTGAATAGGAGCGGTCTGCGGGTATACCTGTACACTCTGCCCCAAACCATTGAAGTCGCTTGCCGCTGTAGCACCGCCCGAAAGCACTTCACCGTCACGGGTTTTAAGTACGTTTCCGAGCCCACAACCGACACCTTTATTAACGCCGGCATTATAGGGGTAGAAGTTAATTGTGACCCTTCCGTACATTCCGCTGTAGATATCAGACGGAGCCAATTCACAGTTGATATTATCTATACCGACAACCTGAGGCTTGTTTATACTGCTTGCGGTAAGCACCCAATGTCCTTTGCATTCCTCCCCATAAGGGGTACCGCTCTGTCTGAGACCGTCGCCGTCATGGATTACCGACTGAGCCTGCGGTCTTGCTCCGCCCCATTTTGTAGTTATGCCCTCGTTATACGCCGCCATAAAGCTGGCGTCAAGGTCCGCTTTAGTAGCGGTGTCTGACTTGGGGATGAGTATGGTAACCGAATATTTAGGTTTACCGTTAGGATCACTTTTCGAGGGAACAGGGGCTGTGAGATTCGTGTAAGACAGCCTTACTTCTCCGGTTAAAACTTTGGTTGCTATGTTCTGGTACATAATATTTTCCTTTCTTAAAGGGCAATGCCCATTTTGACGTTTAATTCTTCCATCAGTGCAACAATCTTGCACCAACGCTCGAAATCACGCTTTGCTTTAATCACGTTCGAGAGCAATTTTTTATTTTTAGCCTTGATTTCTTTGATTTCCTTTTCGGTTAAATCAAACAGGAACTGCAAAGCAACATATTCTTCCTTGTATGTTTTGCTTTCTTCGTGCCATTTCTGCCTTTTAGTGTCCTGCTCCGATAATACGTAATGCCATATTTTGCGTATATCGTGCGAATTCAGCGAAAAGTTATCATAGGCGATCCGCATCAGCTTTTTTATAACCGGCAACGGTCGCTGTTTAAGATAGTCCTCATAAAGAATTTTAAAATAACCTTCCGGAAACGATATAGTTACAAGATGCTGTTCGTTCACTTGCCCACCTCCGCAAAATCGGCGGCCGCAGGACTGTACGTCTCTCTTTTATCCGATAAGGGCGCAAGAGTAGGTTTGCCGGGCGGCTTGATAACATAAGCGCCGACCTTTTCGGTAAAATCAGCTTTACCCATAAGCTTTTCAAGCTCGGTAAGAGTTTTGGGTTTTCTCTCATACACCAGGGCTTCATCATAACCTGCTTTGATAACTGCTTCAATAGCTTTATCCTGATCGGAAAAGGTTCTGTTACTGCGCCCCTGGACTGCTTTCCAACCGGGTATGTTAACGCCTTTAAGGATTGCACCGAGTGCATATTCCTCGAGATCCTTATACCATTTCACGAGTTCAGCACCTTTTGTAAGCAGGTCACCTATTTCGCTGTCAGAAAGAATACGCTTGTCCTGATCACCGGAAGTACCGGGTAGTACGCAATCCTTAAATTCTTCAAGGGCTGTATACTGTTCGGCTCTGGCACGACAGTGTTCCTTTCCTCTGCAAAATCTGCAATGCTCACCCGGCACAAACTCGCCGGGGCCGGTATAGGCCTCCTGTGCTATCGGCTTTATGCTTTCACCCCAAGCGAGTAGTTCCTCTACAGATATTGTTTCGGTACTGACTTCATCACTGATACGAGGTTGATCAATCGTCATTCTTATGCTCTTTATACTGTTCCCATAAACAGGTGAATAACGCTTGAGAGCACCGAGAGCATACAACCGCATCTGCGTGTTTCCCTCCGCCGATACTGGTACGCCTTTACCGTGCTTGTAATCCACTATGCTAAGTGTATCACCGCCTATCATAATGCAGTCGCAAGTGCCGAAGCCGCCGGGTATGTAGCCTGTAAGATCAACCTGCACTTCCGGGGATATGTTGGGTTTTGCCTTATACGAAAGTGCTAACTGACTGAGGTGCTCGATATAAAGGTCTGAGGTTCTGTCCATCTCAGGACTGTAACCGGGCATCTCCTTTATTTTGTTTATTCGTGCGGTATAGCTTCTGGGCTTAATTCCGGCGGTAAAGGTTTTGAGTACCTTTAATTCGCACATTGCGTGAGCTATTCTTCCTTCTTCTGCATACTGTGATGTGGTTTCGGGAAACTGTTCTTCAAATCTCGGTGCGGCAGTACAATTAAGCCACCTTGATGACGCTGACGCAGAAAGCAGTGCGTGTTTTTCAGGTGTTGGCATTGTCATCCTCCTCGATTATTTCAACAAAATCTGCACCCTGTATTATCATCTGTGACGCAATCTGAGATATTGGCAATCTCGTAGTGCGCTGTAATTCTGCGAGAACGGCTTCCGCCGCAGGAGATATTCTGATCACGCGACCTTCTGCTGAACGGGGAATTCTAATCTGGATTTTATTACGCATATTGCTACCTCCTTATATATTTGCGCCGAGATTTCTGAGTTCTGCGGCTACCGCTCCATAAACGGCAGGCTGTAACTCCGTTAGCGCATTAACACCATAGCGACTGAGGATGCCCAGCAAATCATTCATCTTACCTGCATCTATTAACGCTGAGCCCGCCGCCGCAAGCATATCAAGTGTATAGGTAGGCGCGGCAGTGGGAATCGGTGTCAATGCGGCATTTGCGGACTGCTGAACCGGAGCGGTCACGGGGGCCGACACAGTAACCGGTACCTGTGCGGCTACCGGCACTACGGGCGCTGTTGCTGTCGGAACAGTCGGAGCAGAAACAAACTGCTGTGCAGGTGCAGATGTGGACACCTGAGTCGTAGCAACTTTAGGAACGGATGCCGTAACCGCAGGGATGGTGTTGCCCATTCCGTTTGCCGATATTGCTCTGACAAGGTTCTCGATTGCGTTAGCGAGGGCTGTTGCCTCAACTGTGATCTTAAATTCTGTCATTTTGAAATCCTCCTGTTTATTTAAGACGCTGTGCGCCTTTTTGTTTGATTAGTTGACGAATTATAGCTGTCGTGCTATACTTAATGTGAATTAAATATTTGCTTTGCTCCCTTCGGGGAGCTCTTTTTATTCTTCGTCTTCATCTGATATATGTATCACATCTCCACGCTCACACGCAGGGCAATAACGCTCACGTTCAAATGCCGGTGTGCCGTGGCACTCACCACGATATTCCATTCTGTACCCGGGCTCGTCACCCGACCAGTCGCAACGTTCGCATTTATACACGCTTCTTTCCTCTCTTTCTGCTCAGCTCCGCTACCTGCTGTGCCCTGCGGAAGTGTACCTTGTCGGCGAGCTTCTGACCGTCCTTGATTGACCGCCACTCACCGTAGCTCAATCCTGCTCTTGCCGCTTCATCGGCATCACGCTCAAGGAGGACATTGGGGTCGTTTGCTTTCATTTGCGTCCTCCTCTCATCGTTCTATACCACTCCCGCATAAGCCATCCCAGCCCGTACCAGACCGCAACAGCGACTATTGCAACGGGGAGCATTTCGCCGCCGACAGCGAGGTATCCACGCTCTGCGTATGTGAGAGCCGACAGCGGAACATATACCGCTATGCCTGCAAATGCTGTCACCCATATTCGCAACAACTGCGCAACAACGTAGGCGATTATCTTAGCTATTTTCATATCGTCACCTCGATATTCAGCTTATTCAGCCGTTCAATACCACGCTCAAGACGCTTGATGTCTATTCCCCAAACGTCATAAGCAACCTCTGTGTTGACGTACTGTGCGTTATAGTGCACTGTGCCTCGTTCGTGCATTGCTTCAAGCACAAGCTGCTTAAGCCTGCCGATCCTGCCGTTTCCCATATCGCCGAAAATAGCCCTGATGTCCTTATTGCCTATCTCGGTGTGCTCGTAATAAAGACGTATCGCCGCCGATATATCCGCTACCTGCGGTACTCTTACTCTGTGCTTTGTCATGTTTAATTCCTCCTTTATTTTATTTATGGTTCACTAAGCCACATAACGGATTATTTTTTTGCCATTTTATACTGTTTTAAGCTGTTTTAAATCGTTTCAGCCCAATTCAGGCGCATTTTAACACAATATATTGTTATCATCTTGACATTTGCAACTATATGTGGTATAATGCAACCATACTAATTGCGAAAGGAGGAAAAGCTATGGCTAATAAAACAACTTCAAAAGCTGTTGCCACTAAAGCGTCTAAAATTCTTAGTGACAATCGCTATGGCAAAAACGCCAAAAGTGTTGCCGGAAGTGCTTTATCACAGACACCTTCAAAGAAATCAAAGTGATAAAGCGATGAGCTGAAAAGCTCGAAATGTTGGGAGAGTAGATTACTGTTAAAGTGATTTGCTCTCTTTCATTTTGTCATTTTCCGAATAAAACAGGTAGCGCATATCCGCATCAGGAAAAAATCGACTATGTATTGCAAACATCTCAGAACGAGTAAATTCAGTTTTTTCGTTTACCTTGCACGACATAGTTTTTGGCGTTATGCCGATATACTCCGCTATTTTTGCGGCAGACAAACGTTTTCGGGCTATCTCTGTTTTCAGATTTAACAGCATTTCTTCACCTCCTTTGGTTGTTGCGTTTTGCAACTCAATGAGCAAAAAAATATGTGCCGAAATCACACGCATTTATACCCAGAAGATTAGAAAATTTCTCAGCTTCATCTAAGTCGAACGGTCTGATATTGTTAATCTTCTGATTTACAGTTGGCTGAGCAATATTCAAACACTTAGCCACATCTGCTTGCGTTATTTCAAGTTCACGCATTTTGCCCTTGATTTTATTTGTATTCACCATTTTCTCACCTCCTCAGCTTGTTGCGTTTCGCAACTTCCCGTAAGCATATATTAGCACATCTTTCAACGTTTGTCAATAGCGTTTTGCAACTTTTTTTAGTAAATTCAAAAAATGTTATTGCATTATGCAATTTTATGTGCTATAATGCTTATAATGAAACGAGGTGAAAAACATGGCAGATGTAAATGAAATTGGTAAAAGAATCAGACTATGCCGTGAAAAAAACAAACTGACGCAAGGAGAACTCGGAGAACGTTTAGGATTAAATAAATCAACAATACAGAGATACGAAACAGGACAGGTAGCAAAAATAAAGCTGCCGATACTTGAGTCAATAGCGTGCGAGCTTAATGTAAGTGCAGCCTACCTTGCACTTAAAACAGATAATCCAGAGGTTACATCACGCACTATTGAATCAAATGCAACTATTCTTCCGCAGGATAAAATCAGAATGATTCCTGTTTACGAGAGTGTATCAGCTGGCTTCGGTGCCTATGCCGATAATTACATTCTTGAGTATATGCCGTTGTTTATTGCCAGTGATGAAGAAGCGAAAAACACGATGTGCATAAAGGTGCAAGGCAACAGTATGTACCCCAAAATTGAAGAAGGCGATTCTATTCAGGTGCTAAAGCAAGATTGGTGTGATTCTGGACAGGTGGCAGTGATTCTGATTGACGGTGAGGATTCGGTTGTTAAAAAAATTGAATATGATAAAAACAGCATTACTCTACTGTCATTCAATCCCGAATATGCACCAAGAATTTTTAAAGGTTCTGACCGGGACAGATTAAGAATACTTGGAATTGTGAGAAAAGTAATAAAAGACATATAAAAACTTTTGTCGACACTGCGTAAGCAACAAGATCTAATGGGAGAAGATAAAATAAAATACATGATTGGCAACATTATGACAAAGCATTGCCTGCTTTGTAAAACCGAAAAAGTATGCGACGAATTTTTAGTATGTGACAGCTGTAAAGCAAAATTTGACTTATCCCCAGATGAAAGTGACTTTATTGAAAATTTCCTACAAAGCTCTTATACAAAGGTTGGTTCAAAAGAGCGCTTGATTTATATGAGCAGTTCTTCTGAATGCGTCTTAGGCAACTGTAGGCGATTTCTTAACAATTTCATTTTAAGTGCTTATAATAACTCATGTGAGCCGTTAGACATTTTAGCCGTTGCTACTACATACGCTCGTATGTATGCGGCAGAGCGCCCATTGGCAATAAAGTATTGGGAGTTATTTTTAGAATCCCCTACAGATTTGCCTCCGATAACCAATCTCTTTGGTGCTAAATTATATTTAAAATGGCATCTCTACTCAACTTTTGCCAATATATATGAGGCTGAGTACCAATTTGATAAAGCCATACAAATGCTTAAAAAGTGTATTGAAGTAGACGCAGGGACAAATTCAAGTGACTATATAAGAATCGGTGACGTATATGTAAAAATTGATACAAAAGCCGCAGAAGAATATTATCTAAAAACAATTGAAAGCGAAAACGTAACCGAGGATGTTCGTAACAGATGTAAAGCTGCATTAGCAGATGTGCGTGAAAAAATACAAAGAGGATATGTTTATAGGCCAAGAAAAGCGAAACAATAAATTACCGCTAAGGTTGTGAAACGCTACCTTAGATGTGAATTTATAAAATTTTTCTAAAAAGTTTTAAATACGTATTGACATAACACGTATTCTATGCTATAATACTAAGTGTAAGGAGGTAGAGCGTATGACGTTCAAGGAATTGGAAAAGCTATTGAAGGCTGACGGTTGGGTGCTGAAAGATACAAGAGGCTCTCACTTCCAATACACAAATCCAAACAAGCCCGGAAAGGTTACTGTGCCGAACCACAAGGGCGACATACCGAAAGGCACGGCAAATTCAATACTCAAGCAGGCGGGGCTGAGATAAGCCCCAAATCCTGCCGTATATAGAAAGAGAGGTACTGTTATGTTATCTGTTTATCCCGCTTGTTTTTACAAAGAGAAAAACGGTCAGTATTCCGTGATTTTCCCCGACCTTGACCATCTTTCAACATTCGGCGATGACTTACAGGACGCTATGGAAATGGCGGTTGATTGTCTTGCAGGTTACATCTATGACCTTAAGCAGAGCAAGTCAGAGCTTCCCACACCGTCAGATCCTGCGGATATAGATATAAACGCCGAGTATGACGAATACGAAAGCGCATTTGTAAATCTCGTATCCGTTGATGTGGAAGATTATGCGAAAAAGCATTTTGAAAAATCCGTCAAGAAAACGCTTACAATTCCCGCATGGCTCAACGACCTTGCAGTAAAAAACAACGTCAATTTCTCACAGACATTACAGAATGCACTTAAAGCGAAACTTGGTGTTTAATAAGCATCCCAACAGAAAGGAGGAAGTGAAAATGAGCGAAAAAATATGTTGTCCTAACTGTGCACACATAAATGACGCTTGCGCCAAAACATGCGAAAACTGTCATGCAGATTTAGTATCGGGTTATCAGCAAACACAGGAAATAAAACCCAAAAAGAAAAAATCAAAAGGATACGAAAGATAATTCAATTCCCCGTCAACTTCTGCTGACGGGGAAAAAATTTAGGAGGTGTTAAAATGCCGATATACAAAACAAGCGTAAAAAAAGACGGTTTGCAACAATACAGAGTTCGCATAAACTATATTGACAGGACCGGTGTAGCACGTCAGCTTACCCGTATTACTTACGGAGCGGCAGAAGCAAAACAGCTTGAAGCCGAACTGATGAGTGCCTATTCAAAATCGAAGGAAGCACCTGTATCTTCTATGACTTTGGAAGAGCTGTACGCCGAATATTACATCACGAAAAAGGGCGAAGTCAGAGAAACATCGCTTGCAAAGATCAACGATAATATAAACGCCTCTGTAAAGCCGTATCTGTTTGATATTAAATTAAACAAGCTCAACACGGCTCAGCTTCAGAAGTGGAAGAACATACTATCCGAAAAAGGATATAAGCTCAAAACATTACAGAATTATTACGGCGAACTCAGAGCTCTGCTGAATTATGCTGTAAAAATGGACTACCTGCCTAAAAATCCGCTTTTAGCTGTGGGCAATTTTAAGGAGGTGTATTTTGAGACACCGGAGGACAAGCTACATTACTACACAGCCGATCAGTATCTGAAATATATAAGCGTTGTCAAGAAAATGTGTGAAGAAAAAGACACGATTACCGAATGGGGGTACTATGTGTTTTTCTCCATTGCTTTCTACACCGGTGCACGCAAAGGTGAAATCAATGCGCTGAAATGGTCCGATATAACGGGTAATACACTTAATATCCGCCGCTCCATATCACAGAAAATAAAAGGCAAGATAACAGAAACCCCGCCTAAGAACAAATCGTCGTATCGTTCACTGCAAATACCTCTGCCACTGTTGAAAATACTCAACGAGCACAAGAAACGTCAGCAAGCAGATAAAAACTTTACTGAAGATTATAGGGTTTGCGGCGGTATCAGTTACCTGCCCGACGCTTCGCTTGACACGCACAATATAAGATACGCTGCACTTGCTGAGCTTCCGCATATAAGAATACACGACTTCCGCCACACCCACGCTACCCTGTTGATTAATGAAGGCATCAACATACAGGAAATTGCACGGCGGCTCGGTCATGCGGACGTTCAACAAACATGGCAAACATACGCCCACCTGTACCCACGAGAAGAGGAACGGGCGGTGAGCATTCTTAATAATATCAAGTAATATCTGTACACGATTTGTACACGATTTTTTGTCATTTAAGAAAAAACAACCCGAAATGTTTCAGCAATTAAAAGTCCGTGAATCTGCATTGCATAAGGCTTTAATAGCAATTTAAACACTTCCTGCGAATATACAGAAAACAGCTTTTATAATTCTTGTCACCTCGACCATATTTCTTTCAAACCGCATTTTTATGCGGTTTGTTTGTTTATTACCAGTGTCTTCTCTGCCGTGCCGTTATCGTCCGTCTGCTTGTTTTCGGCGGGCTTCTCTTCGGGCTTTGGCTCGTCCTTCTGCTCTGTTCCGGGAGCGTCGGGCTTCTTCTCCTCTTCGGGAGTTTTCTTTTCGGTTTCCATTGCTTTACCTCGCTTTCTTTGATTTTGGGTATAAAAATACCGCTCCAAAAGGGGCGGTATAATTATTAAGTTTGGTTCCGATTTGCACCGAACTTCACAAAAAAACGGTTGTTTTTGTGAAGTTGGTGTTCAAGTCAAGTGCAATCAATTGCACA